CGGATATTGTTACATCAAGCCTTGTAAGCGTCCGTACCAGCTTTGCAAGTACACCGCCGAGAGAGATTGCGCAGCCTATCAGGGCGATAAGCCCTACAACGATATCCCACGTCATGTATTATTCTCCCCCAATTGGGTAGTCTACAATGTATGTGCCGGATACCTTTGTAACCTTGACTCTATCGCCGACGTTGTATGTCGCTGACTTGTTGTACTTATACAGCTTTGCCGAGGGCTCACTTTCTCCGTCAAACACCAGAGACAGCCCCTTGGGATATACTGCGGCGACGGTCGCAAACACGCACGGCTTGGGCTGTGCGCTCTCCGCGTTTAGCTGCTGCTGTTCTTGATAGTTAAGCATTATTCTGCCCCCTGTATGGGCTTGGTATGGGCTTGTCGGGCTCGCCTTTGCGCGGTTGTGCGATTATGTAGTTGTATTCCTCTTTGGTGATAATGCCCGCCTGATATGCGCGCTTAACAAGGTCTTTCCCCCATAGCCCGTCCGTGTAATTTTTCAGTACGCGCTTAAAGTTCATATTTCTTCCTCCGGATCGTCATCGTTGACTGTCGGCATTGCCAACAGTACCTGTGCCTCAAGCGCCGCCGCGATGCGCTCTTCTGCGGTTGATTCGCCACTGTTGGGCGGGTTGTCCTCAAACTCTTCGATAGCCGCGAGCACCTGCTCGACGGTCATATCGTCTGTGATGTTTGCGCCCAATCGCCTAAAATGCTCTTTTGCTTTGTAATATTCCCATACTGTCGCACCGTTGATGGGACCGCTCTCAACAATGACTATTGCTTCGGGTGATGCTGCCCACGGGATAAACTTGTGTATGTACTCCTGCGCCGACCAACGCGATCGCCCGGTTTCTTTGTCTCGACCGGGCGTATATATGTCGGATACTTTGTCCCAGACTTTGTACCGTGCCATTTATATACCTCCTTATGCTACTGTATATACATCTACCGTATCGCGATATATAGAACCATCATCACCGCCGGCAAAAAGCGCATAATCGCCAACGCTCGCGCCAGCAAGATATCTCCTAGCACTCGACAGTGCTGTTGGGGTGGTGTGGGTTAAGGATGCATCATATGCGTCCACTGTATCGCGATTTGAAGTACCACCATAACCGCCGGCAAAAAGCGCATAATTGCCAACGCTCGCGCCAGCAAGCGCATCCCTAGTACTCGACAGTGCTGTTGGGGTGGTGTGGGTTAAGGATGCATCATATGCGTCCACTGTATCGCGATATGAACCACCACCATGACCGCCGGCAAAAAGCGCATAATTGCCAACGCTCGCGCCAGCAAGATATCTCCTAGCAACCGACAGTGCTGTTGGGGTGGTGTGGGTTAAGGATGCATCATATGCGTCCACTGGATCGCGACTTGAACCACCACCATAACCGCCGGCAAAAAGCGCATAATTGCCAACGCTCGCGCCAGCAAGATATCTCCTAGCACTCGACAGTGCTGTTGGGGTGGTGCGGGTTAATAATGCATCATATGCGTCCACTGTATCGCGATATGAACCACCACCATAACCGCCGGCAAAAAGCGCATAATTGCCAACGCTCGCGCCAGCAAGCGCATACCTAGCACTCGACAGTGCTGTTGGGGTGGTGCGGGTTAAGGATGCATCATATGCGTCCACCGTACTGCGATATGTACTACCACTGTAACCGCCGGCAAAAAGCGCATAATTGCCAACGCTCGCGCCAGCAAGCTTTTCCCTAGTACTCGACAGTGCTTTTGGGGTGGTGCGGGTTAAGGATGCATCATATGCGTCCACCGTACTGCTATATGTACTACCATCGTAACCGCCGGCAAAAAGCGCATAATTGCCAACGCTCGCGCCAGCAAGATATCCCCTAGCAACAGATAGCGGCGTTGCCGTGCCATAATATGACAGCATTTTAGGTGTTTCTCCGCCCCCCGTTTCGTCGGGATTTTGCGCGGGGAAGCCCACTGTGCGCCGTGCGCGGTGTGTCATGCGAGCTTGATAGTCAAGCGTCATTGTCCAGCCGGTCTCGACAAATATACCCGTCAGTTCGTCATTTCCCAATGCTATAATGTCGCCCACTGTATGCTCGGGGTTGAGCATAGTCTCAAATGTAACAACTTCGTCTGAAAGTAGGGACTTTTGCATTAGCTGATAGGCATAATCATCGAGAGCTGACTGTGATGCAATGTTGTCTACCTCGGTGATAGTTAGTACACGCGGGCGGTAGACGGTGCTATATGGGTTGTCCTCGCTGTCGTTTTCAATGACAGATATAAGCGGCTCGCTGAGCTCGGGGTTAGTGCAAACTACGCGGAATACATTGGGCTTGTTGTGCCTGTCGACTGCCATTGTAAAGTCAGTGCCGATAATGCTGTAACGGTCAGCGCGGTATGTGATGCCGATGTTGGCGATACTCGGCGCTTTGGCAGGCGTGAGCTGTATAACGCCGTCATGGTCTACCCATGCAGATGCGTATGACATCTCGGAGAGTAGCTTATTGATAATGGTTAAGCGGTCTGTGCCGATTTCCCAGTCCTCTCGGGCTGTTGCTAGGGTTAATGTGCTCGGCGCGATGTAAAAGTCGGCTATGTTAGCATCGGTCAGCAGGTCGTACAGAGCAGTCGTATATAGCGTGCCCTTGGCGAAGTATTGGCGCGACTCGATGCGTGACTGCTTGAGCTTATAGAGTCTGCTGTAGCCCTCAAGCTCATAGAAAGAGACGCCACCTTGATGTGATAGCGTCTCACCTGTTATTATGTAGTAGCCGAGATTGTACTCGTCGCCGTTAATTGATACGATAACCTTGAGCTCGTCAGTCAAAAAGTCGATGCCCGCGTCGCGGTAGTCGTAAAATCGCCCGCGAAACGCGTATTTAAGCTCGGAGTCAGCGCTCATGGTTATGACGGGCGCGTCGTATGCGTATATCTCTTTGCCGCCGACCTCATATCGGTATCTTACTTCAACGATCGGCGTCGTCAGTTGCATACTCCACCTCCTCTTGATAGTCTACCTGCGTGATTGATAACGCCATCTCGTATATGCGGCGCGATACTGTCCGTGCCACGTTGTCTACAATGCCGATTATCCGCCCGCCGCGCATGTCTTTATAAGCGACGAGCTTGCCGCGCAGTGCCTCTATAGCCTTTGCTTCGGCTGCAGTCTTAACGGCATATTGCAGGCTGACTGTGCGGCGGCCTTGCGGCGGCACAAACGCGATGGGGTCAGCGCGTCCGGCAAACTCGCGGTATGCAATTGCCGTGCTAGCACTGTAACTGCGAGATATAGGGTTACCCGACGCGTAGCGCAGCGGCAGCCAGTTGATATTAGGTAATGCGGTTATCATGTCGTAGCGCAGGTTGGGCGACTGCACCACGGCGTTTGACAGGGTATAATGCCCGCTGCCAGCGGGCGCAAGTATCTCATAAATGTGCTCGCCATACGCCAGCGCGTCGTAGTATGATGTATCAGCGGTTACTGCAATTGGCACGCCGTCACGGAGCACGTAATATTTGTCATACTCGCCCTCCCACGTCAAGCCCACGCCATTGTCGTGAGCAAACGCGGTCAGCGTAATCGGGTCACCCGGCTCGTTGACTATCTCAACGTATAGCGGATTAGTCCATGCCGACCACACGCCGCTCGCGGTCTGCGTGCGCACTGTTATGCCGTATACGTCGTCAGCAAAATAGCGAGGGATAATGTGCTTACCCTCGCTACTATAAATTGTGCCGCTGTCGTAGTCACCCATGCGTACTTGATATGCTACCTGCTCGACTGCCGTCCATGTGATGGTTGGCATCGGCGCACCGTCGCAGGCTACGCCGGACGTTGATGCGTTGTTGCGGACGGTAAACTCGCCGCTAGCCCAGCTTGATACAACCGCACCGTCGCGGGTATATACACGGACGCGCCATAGATAGTTGCCTGTGGCAAGCGTGCCGCCGGCTATAGTGTGCGACGATGTAGAGCTTTCAGCTTTATCCGCAAGTGTAGTCCACGTTACGCCGTTGTTGGCGGAGATTTGCAAGTCGTAGTGTGTTTGTGTTAACCCTGCATCCTGCTTATATGTCCACGAAAGCGTGTTGTCGTCGTTGCCGATAAGAGTCTTTTTGTTTGGGGCAATTGACGTTATGATTGCTTTAGCATTAAGGTCGTTATATGTAATTGTTATCTTGCATACCGACGAGCCGACGTTTACAGCGTCGCCGTCATAATGATAGCCCAATCCGCGCGATATTATGGTCTCTAACTGCGACTTGGAGATCTCCATTTCGTCGCCGCTGTTGGTAATATAAGACGATAAACCTTTTATGGTATTGAATGTTGCCGAGTCGACATCGAACGAAAAACCAGTAGGTAATAGCCCTATCGTGGCTCCGGTTGGGATATCCTTAAAATAGATTTCGCATTTAATGTTCGCAGCGTTTGTCAAATCAGGCAATTCGGTTGTCGTGAACATGTCGCAAACGACATATTCTTTGGTTTCATAGGCAATTGTGCGCTTGCCCAAAGCATCATCCCAATAATCATAAGTTGTGCCTGACATGTAGGTTGTCTTGCGTATACCGCGTCTTTTGCCGCTTGCGCGCCAATATTTACTCATGGTGCATACCCCATCCGCGCCGAAAGTTTTGCGTTGTTTGCTATCTGTAATATATCATCAAGATTCTTTATCTTGCTGACGTCTACGTTAACAACAACGCTTGTGTTGTTGTTAACGGTTGCTGTCTTAACATTACTCCATGCGATTTTACCATCGTCGCCGACCGTGCCATAACTCCATGTTTTATCGGCGTTAAGATATGTGATTTTGTTGCCGATTTTTATATATCCCTCGCCTTCGCCGATTCCGCGCCCGATTGTATCGTCCCACCGCTTAAGTTGCGCCTTTTCAAGCAGTTCCTGCGCGCGTATCTCGGCTTGCGCGATAAGTTCTTTTAATTTCTGTGACTCGGTTATTTTGTCGACAATTTTCTGCGCTGCGGTGTCTACGGTGTCGTTAAGAGTTATGCCTGCGCGTGATGATACATCTTCTATTGTCGTGCTCAGCGATTTGACGGCAGTTGTTGTGTCGGCGAGCGCGCCGGCGAGTGTTCCTGTCTGCTGATTTAGAGTTTCAATCAGGGAATCTTTGAGACTGCCAACTTCTTGGGCGGTTTCATTGTTTTGGCTTTCGTTCTGATTGGTATTATCGCCAAACCGCTGACCACCGCCTTTGCCGCCGTGCACATTACCTTCCTCGTTTTCGTGGACGGTTATGTCCTCGCCTTTAAGTGCCTTGACTATTTTTGTTAAGATGGGTAACGGACCCGCCACGATAGACGCAATACCAGCAATAATCCACTCCATCCACTCGGCACCGACTTTGCCAAACTGCTCCTCTATATCAGCTCCGGTCAATTTTTCAATGAGCCCCTTAATAATGTTGGGGATTACCTGTCCCAAAGCATCAAGGATAGCGGGGATGTCGCTAAAAATCGCTCCCATAAGCTCAACACCGGCATCTGCCATGGCTTTAAGCGTATCCTGCGACGTCAGCGTCTCTATGAGACCAGTGATGAGCTCGGGGATTGCCTTAGACCATGCCGCGAGAATATCCGGCATAGCTTGCAGCATGGCGCGGAAAAGCTGTATTGTAGCTTTGAGTATTTGCGGCTGCGCGCCTATGAGGAAGTCAACAATGGTCGTTATAATCAGTGGCAGGGCATCAATTAACACCGGGATTGCATTGATAATGCCCTGTACAAGACCCATGATAATATCAATGCCGGCTTGTAATATATCCGGCAAGCGCCCGGTGAGCCCCTGCACAAACTGCGTTATAGCCTGTGCTGCGGCGGGGATAATTGTAGGTAGTGCCTCGGCGATACCGTTGAGCAGCGTCGTCACCATATCGACACCGGCAAGCAGTATCTGCGGTGTCATTGCTATGATTTGCTCGACAAACTCGCGCACCGCATCAAACGCGGCGTCGGATATCTCGGGCAGAGTGGCTGTGATGCCTTGTAGCAGACTTGTCACAATATCGCCGCCGACGCGCGCAATCACCGGCGCTTGCGATGCCATGTATTCGGCGGCTTCGCGCAGTACTTTGCCAAGCGCGACGATAAGCCCGTCAACGCCATCGGTCTCAAACGCCGCGGATACTTCCTCGACCCAGCCGTTAACCATCGGCAATACCGACTCGGTTAATGCGGCTTGGAGCCCCTCGGTCAGTTGACCTTTTAGGGCATCGATGTTGTCCTGCAACGTCGCGAGCTGTCCGGCAAACGTCTTGCTCTGCGCATCCATCGCTCCATAGAATCGTCCGCCCTCGGATGTCGCAGAGGCAAACGCGTCCGCAACCATCTGAGCGGATATGGCACCCTTAGACATCTCGTCTTTAAGCTCTGCCATGGACTTACCGGTCTTGCGCGCTATTTCCTCCAGCGGGTTAAAACCGGCATTAATCATCTGCATCAAGTCTTGTCCGGTCAGTCTGCCAGTCGAGCTAACCTGCGCAAACGCAAGAGCTAGACTTTTAAACCTTTCAGCGTTGCCCTGTGATACGTCGCCAAGCTGTTTGATACGGGTCAGCGCTTCATCTGCTGATATGCCGAAAGACATTAACGTCTGCTGAGCGTTTGCAAGATCAGACATGCCAAACGGCGTCGCTGCGGCTTCTTTGCGTAGTTCGATTACAAGTTGCTGTGCTTTTGCTTCGTCGCCCAACATCGTTGTAAACGATGTGGTATACTGCTCCATTTGGGCGTTGTAGTCGATGCCTTCTTTTGCAAGCTCAATTATGTTTCCGGTTAATGACGCAATAGCGCTTCCGAGCGCGCGGATACCACCTACGATAGCGTCAGACAAAAGATTTGCTTTAAGCAAATCGCCAAAGGTTAACGCTTTCCCACCCGCTTCGGCGAAGCCTTCGCCCACGTCATCTAAATTGCTTCTAAGATTCTTCAGCGCATTTTCTGTATCGTTAAGCTGCGCCTCAGCATTGTTTAATTTTATCTGCCAGTCTTTAACTTGTTTGCTGTTCTCGCCATATTCCTTACGCGCGCTTTCAAGCGCGGCTCGGATTGTGTCTATCTTTTCACGTTGTTTCGTGATCTGTTTTTCATATACTTCGGCTTGCGCTGCTGCGGCTTTCTGCGCGTCTGCGCTGTCGGCAAATTCCGATGTTACTTTGCGCATTTCGGAGGTTAAGACAGATAAATCTTTATTTATTCCCGCTATAGCCGCTTTAAATTCTTTTTCTCCGTCAAGCGCTATGCCAGCGCGGACGTATGCGTCTCCTGCCATGTCTTACCTCCATCACATTGTTACGCCTTGAGGCAATAAATCCTCGACAGTTCCCGGCTTAGCATATATGCCGTTGTACTTTAAATGTTCAATATATAGTGCATTAAGTTTACATAAGGTCATGTGCCATACTTCGCGCTCGGAGTAGCCGAGTATGACTTTACCAATATAGAGATAGCGAGCAACCGGCACAGGCTCGGTTACTCGCTCGGTGCGTTTGGGTCGTCATCCTCGTCGTGCTTGGGGCTTGTGCTTTCAATAAAAGACTGTAAAATAATCTGTATCAGTTCGCTGTATCCGGCGTGGTCGAGCGCATGTCTGCCAACATATTCCTCGCTGAGATATACGGGCTTTTCGCCGGTATCGTCGGCTTTGATTGAGATTCCTTCATTTATCAAGCGGGTTAAAATATATTTTGCATTATTGATTTTTTCGATCCCGTTTATAAGCGCGGGCAGCTCGGCAATTGAACAGTCAAAATGCGTTTGTATGTCATCAATGACATTGAGCGTAAAAAATAATCTATAATCTTTACCCGCCATTTTAAAGGGGACGCCTTCCGGTCTTAACTCTCTCATTTTTCACCTCAACAACTTGCGGGCGGCTGTTAGCCGCCCGCGTATCGTTATGCTATGATATACTCGTATGTTGCAATGTCGCTGTCGTTGTTGCCTGCCTTGACCGCAATTGCGCGCAGCGCGCAGCTCCCGCTGATAGTGATAGCTGTGCTATACTCCGTACCAGTCGTTGCGGACGGCGTAAGACCTGTTAGCGTGTAGTAGATTGTTTCGCCTTCGCCTGCGGTCAGCGTTACGGTCTGCTCGCCGGTATATGTACCGGATGCCTTGCTTGCTACGGGCTTTCTACATTTGGCTTTTATGCCTGCCATGTCGTCAAGGTATGCTTTCGCTGCGGCTTCGGTTTCCCAATCGAGTATCTCACATACATTGTTGGTGATGTCAATCCCGAAAACTCCAGATATAGTCGGGGTTTTGAACGTCGTCCGGTCACGTTTGGTTTCAAGCTCGTCGTTCGGCTCGCCGAACTGCACCTTGTAGTACCAAAAACTCCTGTAGCCACCGCCTGCCTTCTGCCCGTAGAAGCCAAACCCGACAAAAGGCGCTATGTCATCGCTACTTATGATAAAACCGTTTGAATCTTTGCGCTTGTGACCTAACAAGATTGCGCGGGTTTCAATCGTGAGGTCGGTCAGCCCGAGAGTTATTGTTCCACCGAGTATACTCTGGTCGGACAGTTGCAGGGCATCGTCGCCGTATATCCGCTCGTTGTTTATGTCGTACTGCACCGACACCGTTATTGACTTTCCAGCAACAGCGCCCTGCGAGTAGGTACGTACTCCGCCATCCTCGCTATATATCGCATATACCGGATATTTAAGCCCTTTTGTTGCCATTGTTACCTCCGCTATTCATCGTTTATTATTCCGGCGAGCTCGGCTTCCACGATCACATGTCGGTAGCCGCTCTCGTCGTACAGCTGCTGGGTGGATGTAATAGAAAATCCGGCAGACCTTAACAGCCGCCGGATGGTTGATTTAATTGTGTGTGGGTCGCCACGGGTCCAATAATGCACTTGCACGCTCGTTACGTCATAAATATCATCGTCGTCTCCCGATATCTCAGCACGCTCGTCGGTGTAGTTGTAAGTAATGTATTCCTGCGCATCGCCGTCATAAGTTTCGGGATACATCGGCAGGTTTAATGACGCAAGCGCTTTTCTGATTATAGGGTATACGTTCATTTTTTCATTTCTTCCTCAAAGACTTCACGCATTTTATCATAGACTTCTTTTTCGCTGTCCTTGAGCGCTTTTGTCAATATTGGGGTCGGCGGCTGTTTTTTTGTGCCGTACTCGGCGTGTGCAAGTTTCTGCATGTTCCGTACGCCCTTGCGGTCTTTGCCTGTAGGACGCACGACCGCATACCAATTACCCTTTTTATTCTGTTTGGCTTTGGTCTTGCGCACGCTGCCCAACAAGTCACCTGTTCGTTTGTGCTTCGCAAGTTCGGACTTGACATTGCGCTCAAGGATTGGTATTGCAGCGTCAATCATCTTGGGCGCAACCCTATCGACGTCGGCGAGTTTGCCTAACGCCTTTACAAATGCAGGATCAATCTCAAAATCAAACTTGCCCACATTACACCACCTTCTCGCAGGTTATTTCTATCGCATCCGAACCGGTCTCATATGTGCGTAAAATCTTATACTTGACGCCGCCCTCCTCGACATATATTGCGCCAGCGGGGTAGTCCAATGGATGCAAGCGATACACCACAGTTGGCTTTAACCCGACTTTATACGCCTCGTAAAACTCGCTGCGCTTAACACTCATTCGCTCTGCAACCGCATCGTACTTAGCCTCAACCTTTAGCGGATACCCGCTGTCTGTTTTCGCGTGCTCTATTTCCGCAATAATTTTCAGGTCAACTATCATCTATATACCCCTTGTGTTTGCGCAGTTCATCCACCATATCACGGAAATCGCGACGCGAGCGTTCGGAGATGGTATCGTCGTTTGTAAATTGCCAAAGCACAAATGCACGGACCGCAGCCAACACATCAGGGTTGTTCTCATCCTCCACAACCTCTTGCTTAATCCCAAGCCTCCGCATTACCGCTCGGGCAGCCAGGATGTGCGATTCTATTTCATCGTCAAGCACATCGGATCTCATACGTAACCGTGACTTGACAAGGGCGAAGTAATTGGGCGATACTATCATAGTATCATATACACCTCACACGGGGGCGGTTTACCCGCCCCCACTCGTACTTAGCCAGAAGCCTTCTTCTTTATGTCTTCTTCTTTATGCGCAGGAAGCCGTTTTTCGCGGTGACGTTACCACCGGCAAAGATTACACCGCGGTGCGCAATCATACCTTCCTTGAATTTGTAGTCGGTCGAACGCGCGATTTCCAGGTCGCTGAAAATTGCCATCGTGTAGTTTGCAAGCGGACCGTAGCACATGCAGCAGGAACCGGCAGCGGTGCTGGAGTTGGACACGGCCTTGCAGGCGCTGTTTATTATGTAAGGCACTCCGTTGATGGTGCCTACATTGCCGCGTGCTATGACTTCGTATACTTTCCTGCCGTCGGCGTGACGCAGCATAGCGAACGTCTTGAGGTCATCTTTGTTAAGTACGAGCACAGCCACATCCTCGACATCTTCGGGTCCGCCATAGCTATAGATAATATTGTCAAGAGTATCCTTGTCAATTGCTGTTATCGACAGGTCGGTGTTGGAATCAATCGCCGTTGCTTTGGAACTGAATATGCCTACAAAGTGACCGTTGGTGCCGTCACCGACAAGGATTTCTTTCGTTATCTTCTTTCGGATGGCAATCCGTATGCCGCGCTCGACCTCGCTTGCATAGTCAGCCGCAGGCAGCTTTTCAAGCTCTTCACTATCCTCGGCGTATGCGCCAATTTTGGTTTTGGTGATAGTTGCATAGCCAAAGCCAGGCTCTGCCGCGGGAGGATTACCTTCTTCGGCAATATAGTTGCCCGTGCCATAACCGGTAAGGTAGGGCTGATCGAAGGATTCTCCGCCGGGCAGGTAACGGGTATTGACGCGATCGATGAGGGTCGACACCTCATTAAAAGAGGGTTTGATGTCAGTTGCCTGATGTGCAGGCAGCAAGATGCCGGTTGTCGCGATTTTAACGCTGCGCATTTCTTTCAGTGCACGACCACGAGCCTCTGCCTCGTCTTTAGCTTCTGGCTTCTCCACAGCGGCACCTATACGGCCAGAAAGGTCGAGCTTCTTACGAAGCTGGGCTTCCTCGGTGTTAAGCTGTTCAACCTCTGTCTCAAGTTCGGCAATACGCGCCTCGTCTGCGACCTCGATTTCTTTTGCTATAGCCGCCTTACGTTCTTTGATTTCACTCAGTCTTTTCTGATACATTGTTATCCTCCATCATAAGTTTTAATTTAAGTTTTCTGCGCCGGAGCGCGACATCCGCCGCCAGCTGACGTTCCCGAGCTTCCGCCTCCGCGTCAGCCCTCCGGGCTGCTAATGATGTATCGTCATACGCCGGAATATCTACGGCGCTAACGTCATATAGTCGTTTCACGCGCTCGATCGTCCACATCCGCGCATCGCGGTCATAAGACTCTTTGCCGATTGTAAATCTAAACGACATGCGGTCTATATAACCGCCCGCAATCTCATTGTAAAGGCTTCGCCCCTCCGCCGTGCCGTCAAGCCGTGCACGGACATACAGACCGTTATCGTCGATGCTTAACTGTAGTGTTTTATTGCGAGTTCTCGCCATGACGCGGCCGCTGTGGTTGTAATTGAAAATAACATCATCCATCTTGCAGCCCTCGAAGGCGTCGCGCGCGATCTGCTCTTTATACTCAACACCGTCGATTTCAAATAAAACGGTCGGGGAATTAAACCTTACGGCATAACCCTCGACCCACAACTCTTGATTTTCGGTATTCTCGATAGGCACCGCTCGAGTTTGGAACTCAAAGCGTCGCTCAGCCAGTTTGCTCCTGTCCATTACCGTCCTCCCCGACTTGGTATTTAGATTGGTCGCTTGCTTTTATGTAGTTAAGCGACACAAGGGGTTCATCCCCACCCTCGATGGGTGGATAACCAAACATGGCTCGATACTCGTTTTTCGTGAAAATGCCCAGCGGGCTTGTAGACTGTACAAGCGACGTTTTAGAATTTAGCGACATATACACCATGGTATCGGCCATGAAAATAATGCGATTGCCATGCGCTCGCTCGGTTGGCGTGAAACACGTCGCAGTAAATGCCTGCGACATCTGCATTAGTATCGGTTCTATCACGGATTCGAGAAAAGTCTGAATTTGCTCCGGTGTAGCGCGTGACATCAACACGTCGTCGCTTATGCGCCAATATCTCAGCAAATTATCGCGGATTTCCTTGACCTGCGTCGATGTGGCTGCCCACGGTGTGACATTAAGCGGCGTGAACTCTTCCATACTGTCAACCGCGATAACACCGCCTCGTTTCGATGCTTTGTCAAACTGTTCTTCGAACTTTCGCGCCGCTTCATTTTTATCCTCATCCGACAGCATAGCCTGTTTTTGCTTAAATAGGCCTCGCACCTTGTTCGCAACCGAGAGCGCGCTCTGCAATCCCTCGTCGGCTGCCTTTAACATGTTAAGCGTGTTGTATACCGGATAGTTGCCGTTTCCATACATTTCATTGTCGCAATAGTACTTTCTCAGCACGACAACATCTTCAACCGGCAGGGTAACCTCATTGCCGGAAATATCTTTGAACTTTATCGCATAGCTACCATCCTTTGTCACATACGCTTCTGATGTACGCGCGTCAATCGGCAACATGTATTCCGGCAGCGCCTCGCGGTCATTCCACTTAATGTAGCAGTAAGCTGTGGTATCGCGCTGCATATGCGTAACAAGCCTATACTTTAAGTCATACCCGGTCATCAGTGGGTTGGGTCGTTCATTAAGCAACTTAGCATACGGGCTGTTACGCTTAATCTCTTTGATGCGGCCGTCACTGTCGAGCACCACATGCATAGCCTCCGCCTTAGCGGCATACGTGGCAATGCAGTCGATTATTGCGCGCACCGTCTCCTGCTCATATAGATTGCGGTCAAACGGCGTGGAGCGGATACCATCGCTATAAAGTATGTTGATTTGCCATTTCTTAAAAAACTTTTTTAATAGTTGCAATATCTCACCTTACCCTGCGCAAATAATCTTCCTCGTGGTTACAGTAACCAACGAAAGCATTGAGTAGGCTGACGAGCCCGTCAATGCGCTTGGTAGATCCGTTTGGCGGTTTAACCGGCTGTATACTCTCGATGCCGTCGGCATTGGCTGTCTTTACACAGGTGTTATATAAGCACCAGCGCAGTATAGGGTTGTTTTGGTATACGATTTTGTGCGCTTCAAACTGTGCGCCGAGCCGTTTCATTGGATAACTCCACGTAAACGGTCCTTGCCGTATCTTTTCCATACCAAACCCAAGACGCGTCATTTCTGCCGCCCAGTAACCAGATAGCGCGGCATCATAGCATACCCACAGCGGACGTATGTCATGTTTACGGACCATATCGACGAACCACTGTGTAACCGCATTATAATCAACTTGTGTCCCGTCGCAAATTGTCAGCCAGCCATTCTCAGCCCATGTGCGGTAAGGAGCTTCGCGTCGGCTGTTGCTCTCGACTTCGTTAACGCGAGACTCCGGAAGAAAATACTGCTGCAAAACGTAAAAATTCTCGTCGTTTGGTTTCCGGATTAAAAGCGTCGCGCACGTCAAGTCCGTGGTCGCCGACAGGTCGCATCCGCCGACCGCATAACTGTGCGACAGATAATCCATATCAACAACAGTTTCGTTGACTATATGCTGATATGACAACCACGCTTGTGCGGTGCTCTCAGGCAAATTAAAGTCTTTCGTCAAAAGAGTGGGTAAATATGACGGTTTACGTTTAGCAAGCTCCACACCGTCAGCCAATGCTTTGAGCGACTTTATTTTGCCTAAGCCCGGATTAGCCTTTTCCCAACACTCAGGTTTGTCCCATTCGTCACGGCTGTCGAGCTCATAAATCAACGGGAGCAGGTTGTAATCGTGATATCCCTCGTCCCACATTGCGACATGAGACGCGTAGTCATACATATCATCGAAAAAACCGCCACGAACAAAACCGTTTGTCGATATAAGCCACGCAAGCGGTTGCTCACGGGTGCTTTGTGACTGCTTTAGTACATCATATACCGCCGATGTTTGCGCAGCGTGAAATTCATCAAGAGAGAAGAAAGATGCGTTCAAACCGTCCAGTGTTGACGAGTCGGCGGCAAGCGCTTGTATCTTCGACAAAAACATCGGACAATAGATATCGCCTTGCCGCTTCTTGGTCACCGCTGCCAGCTCGGGCGACTGAAGACGCATATTAACCGCTTCGCCATAAACAATTTTTGCCTGATCGAGCTTGTTTGCTGCGCAGTAGATCTCAGCTCCATATTCGCCGTCATTCAGCAGCATATCCCACTCAACCGCGGCAGTCTCAGTAGACTTACCGTTTTTTCGCCCTCGTATGTCGATAACCTCATTTATGCGCCTATAATTGGTCGACTTATAACGCCATCCAAAAACAAGCTGCAGCTTTGCTTTCTGAAACAGCTCAAGACGGAACGCCTGTCGCGCAAACTTGCCCTTTGAGTGCCGACAAAAACGCTCGATAAACTCAATATGCCGTTCGCCCTCGGCTTCATCGAAATAAAAAGGGAAGTCTGCCGGAGGGTTATCCATCCAACCAACTTCCCGCCTATATAGGGCAATAATCTTTTGCGGCGCAACTATTTCACCGCGTTCAATCGCCGCCAAATAGGCTTTTACCCAGTTCATTTCTTCGCAGCTTTGATAAAGTTCATCAGTTCGCCTCCTGGCGGCAACGCGGAGGACGACGGCAATGCATCAGCAAGCTGTTTCATGATTGTTTGATAGTTTTTGTTCATCGTGTTATACATCCGCACCACGGGACGCTCTCTGTCGTAAGGCGGTGTCTTTTCCGACTGCGTAAACTCCTCATAAGAGCCGTTTGCGGCAATGTCTCGAGCATATTCCTCGAGTGTCACCCGCATAAAAGCGGCGTTATCTATTAGACCCTCATACATTTTCAATGTATCTTTGGGCATGTCGCGGAATAAAGAGAGAAGTTTTTTCTTTTCAGCCTTAATCCGTTCATCGATTGTCTTTTCTTTTGATTTATCCATAAAATCACCTCTTTTGGGAGGGGGTCATGCGTGACCGCGCAGTATCGCAGAGGCGCACGCCACGGTTTTTTTGACGGCAGTCATCGACTTGACCCCCGGGGGGGTATCTCGACGAGATAGCCTTGCGCATCAAAGTAATATCCACACTCGCCTTGTCTTGTTATCCGCGTGTGACAGGCGTGACACAGCGACTCAAGCAAATCAATGTTCAGGGCAATGTGCTTGTCGTGTATGTTGTCTGGCGATAGCGTAATTGTGTGATGCACTTCTTCTGCACGCGCCCCACACATTTGGCATGTGTATCTATCTCGCTTAAGACATAGCCTTCTCAGTGATTGCCATGCCTTTGAATTGTAAAATGCTTTTGCCCAATCAGCCGCCATTATATAAATACCTCAACTTTCATGCCGCGCCCTCCCGCCCCTGAGCATCTTCTATTGCGGCATGATAACCCACAATGTTCCTAAATCTTATCAGATTCGCGGGTATTATCTGTTGTTTCCATTCTTGCCGGCCGCAACTCCACATGGCATAAAAAAGGGGGCGCGCATCTGCACCCCTAATAATCCACTATATATAGTTTATCATAAATCCTATGTAAAACTTGCAGTGTTTTAGCAATCTTGCAATAACTTCGCGCATTTATTTAGCCTCCACTTTTTCATACTTTTCATACCCGCGTATTTCAGCATATTTGCGAAGCGCAATATCTTTGATTTGGTACACCCGTCGTTGTGATAGATGCAATATCTCTGCCGCGCGCAGAGCCCAGCCATATTGACGCTTGACAAAACACATATTTAACACTCTGCGCTCGTCGTCTGCCAGTGCATCAAGCGCCGCAAGCATCGGTATGCATTGCTCGTATAGCTTATTGTATTCTTGCCGCAGTGCATCTGACTTTGCTATCAGTGTCCCGATACGGTCCTCGTATGTACCGCCAGTCGGCGCAGATGATATCCCGCCGCCTAGCCCATATTTCGCCGTGTCCAGCTCTTCCATGCGCACTCGCATATTCTCAAGTGTTTTCAGTTTGCCGCCAAGCATGCGCAGCTCTCTCGCTGCTTCTTCATACTTCCGCTGATATTTCTGCTTCCGCATTAATCCTTTCCTCGTCATCTTTTTTAATCAAATATGGTCTTGGAGGTGTAATATTTATCAACACATTATTTTCCTTTCAATCTCCCTCCGGCGGCGCAGGGCATTCCTGCCAATGTGTCACGTCATGCACAACACTAATCCACTTTCCACCACGGTAATATACCGTTTTGACTTTCCATCCGCCGCGGTTTGCTTTATACGCCACTATGTACTTGCCATCTTCAGGGGGTAGCCTTTCGTTGGTTGATATCCAGTTGCGATTAGACTCGCGCAATGCATCACGCAATGCATCAAGTTCGCGCTGTAGGTAGTCGCGCTGTAGTTCGCATTCCAATAACTTTTTGCGCATCCTGTATAGTTCTAAATGCAACGCGTCATTTTCGTCGCGCATTGCTTCGTATGCGGCATCCATCGGCATAGTCAACTACCTCCTTTCAGGGCGCAAGCACATCCTCGCCGTTAAGATATCGAGCAATTGTCGCTCGGGCATCATCAGCACCGTAGCATATTAGAGCGGCGTAGCCCTGCTCCCGGAGATGCGCTATCCACCATAGCTGCGACTCCTGCGGGCGACCGCCTTTGCGCTTGAGTTCGATGTACAGCCCGTGGTATTGCCCCCGCGCCACTGGGAGTACAAGGTCGGGGACGCCAGCCTTGACGCCTTGCGCCTTGAGGTTGCGCGCCTCAACTGGATTGCGGCTGCCACCGTTGGGTACGTGATAGAGCAGGTTAAGTTCCGGTGTTCGCTTAGACGCCCATGCCGCCCATTCAAATACTGCCGCTTGTTCTTGTGCTTCTTTTCGGATCAATTATGCACCCTCCTTTGTGACGGCGCGGTAATGCGTATTTGCGCGCACATCTCGCACAGTCTATCCATGATACGCGAGCCAAGCCGCTGTTCCATCTCTGCGGGTGTTTGGTTGGTGGTGATGATAATCGGCAGCATCTCGCGGTAGCGGTAGTCGATTATCTCCATCAGCCGCTCCACAACCCACTCGCTCGGCTTCTCGGCGCCGACGTCGTCGAGGATGGTAAGTCGCGCAGTCTGGTACACGCCGATCATCTCTTGTGCATTGCCGCTGTCGTAACGCGACTTAATACGCGCCATCATATCGACTGTGCTTATCATGCGTACCGGAGAGCTCTCAGGCGGTATGCCACCGCTCCCAACCTGTTCCGCGACATAGTCGTCGATGTACGTGTTGTCTATCACTGCGTTGGCGACCGCGGCCGCAAGCATTGTCTTCCCGCAGCCGGTCGAGCCAAACAGTATGACTCCTTTATCGCGCCCACCGTAAAAGCCTTCGGCGTATTTGCGCATGATGTTGTAGGCGCGTTCCTGACCTTCCCGCGGCTTGATGGCATCGAAGGTGTATGTCTGCAACCTGCCTGTCAGCCCTGCCACTCTGCGCATGGCATCACGTATACGTTCGCGCCCACGCTTTATGGTTTCTTCTCGCTCGGCCCGTGCTTTTTCTTTAAGACAATCGCATAATACGGGTATTTTAACGCCCAGCGGCAGCAACGCATATTCTATTTCCTTGCCACACTCCGGGCACCTCTGTCCCGATGGCACATAGGTAATCTCGTCAACTAAATTCATCATCTGCTGCCTCCCTGAAACCGCCTAAGTCCATATTCTCATACCGTGCCGGATCGCTGTAGTTGGCTATAACTGTCCCTTCGTCCTCCCATCGCCGCTGATTGAGATATGTTGCAGGCAATGGTATGTATTTGCCGTTTTCTTTTAGCCAATCCGGCGATCGCCGTCGTCGCTCTATGTCCGCGAGTATAGCTCGTCGAGTTGCTTCGTTGGGACGTAGGCTATTCCACCGCGCAACCGCTGTAACCTTTGCTTCGCGCTTAGGATACGCCGCCCAAAACTCGTCGAAGCCCTCAGCTGGTTCCTGTTTCCTCTTTTGCGGCTTGGTGTTTGTCGCGGCATCGTCCCCCTTGGGGGATATAGGGGGTATATCATTAACATTAACATTTACATTAGCATTAGCATTAGCATTTAAATTAGGGGTTTGGGTGGGGTTATCTTGGGGTTTGTTTGGGGTTATCTTGGGGTTTGTTTCTTTATTCGCGGCGTTATCATTTTCGGCTTCGGGGATTTCGTCTGCTATTTTGCTGGGTCTACCGCCCTTGTTTCCGCTCGATGCCCCCAGCTTGCCGTTTTCTCGCCTGCGTTTGTTTGCGTCTATTTGCGGTCTCATAAGCATAAACATCGCCGCAACGACGCCGTCACACTCGGGCTCGATGTCGTATAAGGCATACTGGCATAACGCATTGTATACGGCAAGCTGGTCTGCGTCTGGCAGCTTGCTGATAGCCTCATAAAAGCTATCGTAGAACACGAAAGAAGAAGAAGCCATTTATAACACCTCAAAACGGTAAATCGTCGTCTGATGATACATCTACATATTGGGGTTCTGTTGTGGAAGTGTCGCTTGCCGCTGTCTTACTCTCGACGAAGTTGACGTCCTCAGCGATAATCTCAATGATCTTGCGCTTGTCGCCCTGCTGGTCTGTCCACTCGCGCTCCTGCAAGCGTCCTTCGACGAATATGGGCGAGCCTTTGCGGAAATACTGTGAAACAAATTGCGCCTTTTTATCCCATGCAACGATGGGAAAAAAGTCGGCCTGCTGTTGTCCGGCGCCGCTATATTTGCGGTTTACCGCGACCCGGAATGATGCAACCGGAGTGCCGTTTTGCGTCTGCCGGCAGTCTGGATCCGCGGTCAGGTGGCCGCAGATTATCACTTTGTTATAATTAAGGCTTGCCATCTTTATAACCTCACAAATAATTTTTGTGCGCTATACGCATCCACTCGTCGTGGCTGTATAGCTTTTCGAAAACCCGCTGGCACCGGGCGCGGAGAGCCATATCGGTCTTATGGCACCGATGCACACTCTCCGGCCCGTATTGGTGACAATCGGGGCAGAGGAATACCCATAAGCCGTATTTGGTGCTGGTCTTGCGCAGCGGGCCGGGCAATATGTGGTGCAGCGCTGTATCGCCATGTCTGCCGCATATGTAACACACGCCCGGCTCGGTGCGCATTATGGATTTTCCGTAGCCCATAGCGATTTCATCTGCGCGAGCTCGTCCGGAGTGGCTGTCTCGATACCGAGCTCTTTCGCTTCCGACACAATGCCGTCTATCAGGATCGACATCTCACGGGTATTATATTGCGACGAGCCGACCCATACATGGTAATAGGAGCCGTTTTGCCCGACCTCGTCGAGCTCAAAGTATTTAAATTCGCGCAGTACAATTTCGTTTCCGTCGGGCACATATACTAAGCAGCCTTGCCCATACCGCTTGAGCATCTCGATATATACCGATTGCTTGTCCGTGCGCAGGACATTGGCAATCTCAGTAATCAGTGCCCAGCAATAGGCGTTCGCATTGAGCGACCGTTTGTTGTACCATCGCTCGATTGTGATGTCGAGCTCTTTGTCCTTTAGCTCGTCATAACGCTCTCGGAAGTCCGACTCAATATCAAGCGTCAGCCGCCCAGCATTTGCGCCCAGCGGAGTGAACGATACAAGTCTGCCCTTCAAGCGCTCTCAAGCTCCTTGATAAACTCATCGACGCGGCTGTGTGGGATATCCTTGGATGATTCGTATCCCCATTTCTTTAGCAGAGCTTTAGCCGCGTTGATTTTGCCCTTGGATGCCGTGCGCAGCTTTTCTTTGTCCTCAGGCGTCTGCTCGTCGGGGGTTTCCTCTTGTGGTGTTTTCGCGGGTTCTTTAGGCTGTCCGCTGTCGTTATATTTTGTTGGGTCTGCGTCCCAGTAGACGTCTGCTCCCACACCCAGCATTTTGCAAGCCACTGATAGTGCGTCTGTGTAAGCTTTTTTGAATGCATCATCGTCTGTGTAGTAATCGTTTTTCTCTTTGACGATGTATTTCGACCCGCCCGTGCCGGGGATGGGATCGCTCCATGCGTCGTTATATTTGACATACAGATTGATGTTGCAGAACGCGGAGACTTCCCCATTTTCGCCCGGCTCAAGCCATTGCTTGACAATTTCGGGTTTCCAGCCAAACCCGCACGGCCCAAATATTTCGGTCAATACTTTTATGCGCCACATCGGGTTGATGTCGGTCTTGCCGCTTAACCGCCCGCCAGTTATGGGCTTTTTAGCTTCCGCAGGTACAGCGCGTACAGCGTTGTAAATTAGCAGATTTTTAGTTATGTTCGGTTGCTCATTCATTGACTTTCACGACCACCTTTTCAGGCACATACTCAAGGTCGACTCCGTCGACGACCTCACCAGTCTTAATGTCTACAACTTCGGGATTTCCCGCATCGTCGTAGACAATCTCGAAGTTTTTCTTAAGCTCCCCCCATAACAACTTTGGGGTATATTCAACATAACTTGTGTCGTCGTAGAGTTCCAAAAGCTTGTCCTCGTCCGGCACCATCTTATACCGTTCCTTTACTCGGCGGACGATGCCGCTCGGCAACACGAGGGAATCGCTGTCTTTGTTTTTCCGTATAGGAGCGTTCTTGCTGCGCATGTATAGTGCAAGTTTATGTTTCAAATAAGCCGTTTGTTCTTCCAGCTCTTTTTCCTTTTTCGCAGCCAGTTCCGTATAGCGCTTAATTTGCGCTTTGCATACATCTATGTATGCTTTTGCCGCTCGTTCCATTTCGGCAATTTTCAGCATCGCCCACTCTGCCTTCTGGGGGTCGTCGATTATGAACCCTTCTTCCTCGATGCCATCTTGGATGCCATCTTGTATGACGTTATCGAGCGAATAGTCCGACATCTCAGCTAAGTTGTTCACTGGCTTGACCTCCCTTTGTTGCAAAGCTGTGTAACCGCGCGCCTGGTCATTTCCTCTGTGATTAGCTGTGCTAAGTAGGCGGGAGTCCGCCTTAGTCCTCCAGCATCGCCCTCGCGCTCGATGATGCGCTCAAGCTTTTTTTGGGCGGCTATGATAATGTCACTATTGACATCGACTGTGTAATCTGCTATAATCATGTAAGACACGCTCCTTATGGTCGCCAATATACCTTTATCTTAACGCCGTTATCAGCGCGTACAACAAGCTTTTTGCGGCTTATATGCATGACGATTGCCTTGCCGCCGAAAGCTTCCACCGCTTTAAGTGCAGCCTTTTCAATTGGGTCATGCGCTGACATCCAGTTTCTCGGCGATCTGGGCATTGGTAAGCCCTTCGTTAATCATCCCGATAATAAGTTCACGCGTTTCATTTTTAAGCTTGCACATATACCTTCCTCTTTTTCCGCCGCCTGCCCCCACAGGCGGCATCCTTATTTATCGAGATTATGATATTACCGCACACCGCGCATTCGTAGCGGCAGCCGTGGCGGTGAAAACCGGTGAACACTACCGCGCCGGGATCGGCAAGGTCAGCGTTACACTCTCGGCAGCGCAGCTCGCCGCGGACCATCCGAGCGCCTATGTAATCGACCGTCATAATATGATTACCCCGCGCCGCGAGGACACATATATGTAGCACTTTCCCATCCACCAGAGGCCGGCAATAGCGACCAGCATTGTTATTGCGTAGCCCAGACTGCATGTCCCGCTTGCGTAGTACATGACGGTCAGCACGGATAATAGGTTAATCAGTCGCCGCCAAGCGCGGAGCGCTGTCTTTGTACGCAGTTTCACCCCGTCAATACCTCCAATTCAGCCAGCCGGCGCGCAACGTCAATTGCGCGGAATTTGCGCGTGCCGCAGGCTTTGCGCAAGGCCGGCATTTTGTATTTTTGGATTGGGCCGGTATATCGTGTCACCGACCGCCGCGAGCAACCAAGGTACTGCATTATTATCTTGGCATCAATAAACTCGCAGCCGGAAAGCGACTTGAGCGCATTGCATATCTCTTGCGTGCGCTCGGTGATTAACCGGCTCTCGGATGCATTGCGGGCGCGGTTAATCACGACCTTTGGCATACATATCCCCCTTACAAATTTTGTACTTAGACTCAAGCTCGAGCTCGGAGAGTATGCGGTCGATTATTTCCAGCGTCCTATCGAGACTGGGTCGATATTTTTTACCGTCCAGTGCTTTTGTAAAATCTTTATAGTCTACCTTATAGCCGGAGCGCTTGTTTGCCTCGGCGAGCAAGTCAACCAAAGCCACGTTTTGCTCGCGCGCACGGATTCTTATAGCGTATCGGCCAGGTCTAACTTGCCGGCGCTTTATATCCAACACACCACCTCCTTTGCAAGATTTTAACTGTTGACAATGTCGAAACGTTATAGTATAATGCAAGTGTTAGGATGCATATTATATAACGACATTGTCGGACGCTATTTTTTTGTCGTATCCGTCCCCCTTTCGCGGACGTTCAAGATGAAAAAATAGACGCCCTTTGAAAAGTGCGCCCACCGGGCGGCAGGTAATGCAAGGATGCCTGTCCGGTGTTTTCTGTATATATTATAACTCTCGTATCGTGAGTTGTCAATACAATTTCTGACGATTCGGGAGTTTTGGCGAATGGCACAAAATTTAACGGTAAAACTTATATAAATAGCACAAGATATAGTCGAAAAGGGGAATCTTATGGATGCCGTAGTTGAAAGAATTTATAAATTATTGAAAGAGCAAGGCAAAGAAGTAAAGGAACTAGCCGAATATATCGGCTTAACTGCATCTAAAATATCTGATTGGAAAGCCGGTCGGGCAAAATCTTATTACAAATACATCACGAAAATCGCAGAGTTTTTTGGTGTGTCTGTCGATTACCTTACCGGAAAGGACGAAATAAAAAATCGCTCCATATAATATTGCTTCTGTTGTCAAGATTATATTTCGGTTTTATTATAATAATTATGCTCTTCAATTTTTAACCCAAGCTCCTTGGCCCGTCGCCGGATGAGGTACTCCAATTCTTTCGTCTGGCTCCTGTTTTCTTTTTTTGCAAGCAACTCGAGGAGCTTTTTGTCCTGGTCAGTCAACATGATGGATGTTTTCTTTTTTTTGGTCATA